GGTAAGGAGCACCCGCTCCTAGGCTGCTAAGCCGACCTGCGGCCCACCTCGCCCAGGCGAGACTGGGGAACCGAAGGGATAACGGGTCCTACTATGCTTTAAATCATAATAAGACATGCTCAACATCAGACACCTTTACGGGCGTTTGGTGCCAAGCCCGCTATCCTGGTCCTTCTGTGTAAAATCAGAAGTAAAACTAGCGTCACTGCTCTTACGAGCGGTGCCGTTAGTCTTTGGGCAACTGTCGGCCTCGTTGGTAAAGGTAGTATGGGGATATGCCAAGACCGTAAGACGTATCTTACGTGGATCCGGGACCCGAGGGTTGGCCATTTACTTGAAAGCTTGCTACCTTGTTACCCAACAGGTGGCGGGTGGACAGGTGGTGGAAAGCCCTTGGGCTCTTGGAGGCAATGTCGCGAGGACTCGTAAGGGTCTCCCGCGGATCATCAACCCGCAGCATCGAACGTTGATCCTTAAGGGGGACATATCGATCATTCGGCTTTGGCTAACTCTCTTTGGGCTCTACCGCGTGGTGGAGTTCAAGGGAGCGCTGAAGCTGAAGACGATAACGAACCCGGGGGTTGACCTATCGGCGTTTATGGGTCGGTGGGAAGCGTGGGTTCCTTGCTTCTACGCGAGAGCTCGCTTAATCACGGGCTCTCCGTGGACGCTGGATCCAACTCGGGATCTGACGATCCGATCTATCCCGTTTATCCGAAAGAGCTCACCTAACAGCCAAGGGATGGGTGCCTTGGTTGCTCTCCCATTGGATTGTCTCCTCTGGGCGAGTCACCGGGCGCACTCTCTTGCACTGATAAAGTGGCTCAAGACGATAGACGAGCTGGATTTCCTTTGGGCGTGGCAGGGGGTGCGGAAGTGCTTTCTAAGGTTAGCATTTCTTCACTTTCGAAGCGCGCCTCGAGGGGAACTGGTTAGGGACTTACCTCATCTGGTGAACAGAGAGGGTCCTCTTTCCGAGGAGGACTACTTAATGGCCTACCAGATTTCTCGGTACGGGCCTCTCCAGTTTGGAAAGCTAGGTTTCAAGGAGGAACCAGGGAAGATCCGCGTCTTTGCCATGATGAATATCATCACTCAGACATTGATGCAACCCTTGCATCAGTGGATATTCCGTCATTTGAGAATCATCCCGAATGATGGGACGTTCGATCAACTGAAGCCGGTGAGTAAGTTGCTCGAGCGGGTCGGCGGGAGGCGATTTTGGATCGCTTCCTACGATCTATCAGCGGCAACAGATCGTCTGCCATTGGACCTCCAGTGCAGCCTTCTGCGGCCTCTGCTAGGTGATGATCTGACGGACCTATGGGCTTACTTCATGGTGGGCCATCCCTATGGGCTCCCGAAAATAGCGACTAGCTATAATCTGGGGTTCTCTAGCGTTTGGTACGCCGTGGGGCAACCCATGGGTGCGTTGTCAAGTTGGGCTATGCTCGCATTGACTCATCATGCCATTGTACAATATGCAGCACACCTTGCATGTCCTATACGAACCAGCTGGTTCACTAGGTATGCGGTGCTTGGAGACGATGTGGTCATCGCTGACCGAGCCGTCGCTACAAAGTACCTCGAGGTCATGAAGGAGATCGGGGTCGATATCTCGTTAGCCAAATCGATGGTATCGGCAACGGGTTCTTTAGAGTTCGCCAAACGGACTTGGATCTCGGGGCGGGAAGCCTCACCTATCCCTCTTGCTGAGCTCCTAGTGGCCCTTTGCCACCTAGGTGCTCTTGAGCAATTGGTGAAAAAGTGTTCGGCATTCGTGACCCTTCGAATGTCGTCCGTAGCACGCTTTGCAGGATTCGGCTACCGAAACTTAGCGCAACTTCCAGTTGCGTTCAGTGTAGGGAATCGTCAAGGTCGCTTGTTAAGTTATCTCACCCGGCCCGGCGGTGTTTGGCCAATGCCTGTTGAGGCATGGTTAAGTGCTGTAGGCCCTGGTCGGGCAAGTCAGCTTCAGGACCACCGGGTTTGGGCTACGGCTCAAGCTCTGTGGGAGCGACTGACTTCTTCCATCTTGGATCGGGCGCAACGGTTTACGCACACGCTTCAGGTAGCAAGTGAGTGCCAGTACCCCGACATCACTATCAAGCGACGCGAGCGCGGAATGGGTTCTGCGTTCGCGGAGCAAGGTATGGGTGCCGGCGTGCCTGGCGCTACCGCTGCTATGGGGAGAGGGCCAACCTCACGGAAGAGTCCGTGGGGCGCTTCAGTCATAAAGACTCTCGGTCTAGACGTCCATCGGGATGTTTGGGCCCAGTTCTTTACTGACTGGGTTGCGTATCCGTTTACCAAACGACTCCGTAAGGTGTTAGAGAGAGCTGACGAGCGACTCCAAGTACTTCAACCGAAGTCTCAGCCTCAGTGGGATCGGCTAGATGAGCTTTGGACGGAGATCTTTGAAACGGAGGAGAGCATCGCTGCTCTTCCTTCGCGGATAGACTATCTCGATCGGGAGACCGACGAGATCGCACCGTCCTCGAGGTTGATTACCTTGTGGACGAAGCTCCGTGCAATCGGTGCTCGTGGGGCCGCTCCTCCTGTAGAACTATCGAACCGACTCGTCGTCCCGGCCCCGCCGAGACGTCGACGCCCGTTAGTCTAGTCAGGACAAAGCGGGTGGGGAACCTAAAGTTATGGAATCGGACAGACCTCGCATAGGCTGTCTCGAAACCACAAAAA